CGCTGCTGTCAACATCTTCCGCATAGGGCATTGACGAGAACAGGACGATGTGGTCTCCATTTCCGTATTTGCTCATGCCCGTGTTAAGAACGTGGTCTATCATGTCTTCACCCCATATCGCCACCCAGTTGATTATCCGTGGCTCTTTCGCCTTTCGTGGCATTACAAACTTCTTCAGTGTTCCGCTGCGATATACCCCGACGCCCGTACTGTCTTTCAAGTTGTGGGTGTCAACGGGGATCACGTCCGAACTTTCGATATACCTTATCACGGCCTCTGCCGTATCGACAAGTATATTTTCGGTCAACATGTCTATATCCCTGTAGAACTCCTTAAAGTCAATTTGTGCCATCTTTCAACCATATACAGGTGTCGTTCAACTCGGGGAAATCAGCGTCGTAGATAGCCTCCCAATTCTTTACAGTGTATGTTGTCACCCTCCCGTTCCATGTGGTAACCGTAACCTTGTCGTTAATCTCGAAGATCACGTTGTTCACTGGAATGAAAAGTATCGGCTCGTGCTCGAACTGGAAACCATCGTATCTGGTCTGTCCTGATATTTCCAGCAGACATACACCGTTATACAATTCGGTGAAAGTCTCAACACCGTTGCTGTCCACCTCGCCCGTAGAGCGACCTATAACACATGAATCTGGATAATCCACCATAGTCAATCCCCTCTTAAATGGACAAACCGTGCGGACGAGGAGACGGAGGCGCTTTCACCCCACTTGGCGTAGAGATGGTTAGCCATTTCCCTGAACGCACGTCTGTCATATACCCCAAACTGGTAGGTGCGCTCACTCACGCTCCTATTTCCTTTTTGAACCCTTCTGCCGCCGCCAGAGACAGCGTTGGCAAGAATCATATAGAGGTCGGCTTGCACCAAGTCTATGCTCTTCTCGTCAACGTCCTCTAATGGTGTGTCAGCGGTGAGACCCCTCCGAGTGAGGACAGCAAGGATATTCGCATCCGTAAATGCAAAATCAAAGCTGCCCTTTAAGTACTCGGAAATAGTCATATCATCAAGAGTTAGCGGTTACTTTCAAAATCCACATGTACTTGGGCTTGTCAGGTACAACCAAAGCAGTCATCTCGGTTTCGATGCGTTGTTCTTTCAACATGGTCTTGTACTCGTAAGACATGAGCAGGCGACCACCGTAGTAGTCGGCATATATGCCCTGCGGATCAACCTTTATCGGAACAACGGAAAGGATTTCTCCAATCTGACCGTCGGGGACAAGCGCCCACACATCGGGAGCGAAAGACCTTACGTCAGTGCCAACTACAGCCTTTTTAGACTTGTTGTACTTGTCAACACGAGAGAGACTGTCGATAACCTTGATCGGGAATCCGATGATTGCTTCGAGAGCTGCCTTTCTACCCTCTTCGCCGGCGTTCTTTGCAACGTTTGAAGCGATGGTGTTTGAAGCGGCTGCCGGGAACATATGATAACCGATAGCCCTGACAACAGATGTCTGTGCAAGGGTTTTCTTGAATGTCAGCTTGTCAACCTCGAAGTGAAAGGCGGAGCCTTTTTCTTCTGCTGCGGCAGCAAGAGCTTTCAAGTCGGCAATAGGGTCGGCAGCTGAACCTTCGGTGTAACTACCACCGCTATCATACCACCAGCGTGCAGTTCCGGTCTTTTCAACCTTGTTTGCATCCGGAATGTTTGCTGAAAATACGGTTGCCTTGAATCCGCCGGCGTTGTTGTTTTCGGTCAACTCCAGCTTGCCAGTCGACACCATCTGGTGTCTCTGATAAGTAAGGGAGTTGGTGTGGGCATCAATCAGCTTCTTTACCGCTCCGAGCAGGGTGCGTTGAGCGTTAACCCCGAAATCCTGCTGGATAGAATTAAGAATAAGCTGTTGGCGATATTGGTTTTCGTCGAATGCGGCGTACTTTTTCATTCTCGGTATCTTTCCCCTGGAGAGAGACTCGCCCTCGAAAGAGATGGGGGTACCGGGAGAGTTCAGGTCAACGTATGTTGCCATAGCATTGATACTGTACTCTTTTTCCAGTTGTTCGAAAGAGAATCCGGGCTGCATGGGAGCAAACGCGAACCCTGATGTGTCCAGCTTGTTGTACTGGTCTTTGAACGTGTCAACGAATGCCTGCAGGGTGTAGGAATCAGAACTACCCGCTGCCATGGCTAAAATGTCATAAAATGATTTTTCTCCTGTCCACATAGCTTAGATTCCTTTCTCAAATTTAATTCCAACGTATTCCAAATGTTTCTTATAAGCTGCGGGGATAGCGGGGATTCTATCTTCAAAGACTCGTCCAGCATCAACGACGGCGCCAGTTCCGACGGTGTCGCCATCTTCCTTTACAATGTCATGCCACAGAAGACCATTAGGAACAGCTGTCTCCTTTACATACTTGCCACTGGCGCCAGCTCCATTGGCTTCCGCATAGATAGTTCCTGCTTCGGCGGTTCCGAGGGCATTAGCCTGAATAGTAATGGTGTGCGTTCCGTCTCCGTTGTCAACAGCGGCAGAGTAAGCTACGCCTGCTCCTGTTCCGCCAATGGTAGAAG